GCGATTCGGAAAGAAATCCGTGAATACGCTAAATCTGTTGGTTGGTCAGATCAGGAACTCGCCTCAGTGTATGACCATCGCGCTGTGCTGACTTTGTATAAAGCAATGAAGTTTGAGCAACTTCAAAAGGGTAAGCCAGAGACTTTGAAGAAAGTCCAGCAAGCCCCCAAGATGCTCAAGCCCGGAACTTCAACGCCAAACGCTAAGTCGTCACAAGAGAAACAAGCTATGCAAAAGTTGCGTCAAACTGGCAAAGTCCGTGATGCCGCTGCTGCATTTGAACGATTCCTTTAAATTTTTGGAGCATTAAAAATGGCAACCTACCAGACCTATACCGCTATCGGTATGCGCGAAGATTTATAACATCAGCCCCACCGACACTCCTTTCATGTCGTCTATCGGCAAGACAAAGGCAACCGCTACTTATCACGAGTGGCAAACTGACTCTTTGGCTGCTGCCGCCTTGGGTGGTGCAGTTGAAGGCGCTGATGCCTCGACCATCACCGCATCGCCAACAACCCGTATCGGCAACCGCACTCAGATTTTCACTAAGTCTGTTGCTGTGGCTGGCACTTTGGAAGCTGTTGACAAAGCTGGTCGTAAGTCTGAAAAGGCTTACCAATTGGCTAAAGTTTCGGCTGAACTGAAGCGCAACATTGAGTTGACCCTGTTGTCCAACCAAGTGTCTGCCGCTGGCGACTCCAGCACTGCCCGCACTTTGGGTGGTCTGCAAGCATGGCTGAACAGCAACTATGACGGTGGCACTTCTGGTGTGGCTGGCTCGGGTGGTACTACTGCCCGTACAGACGGTACTGACCGTACCTTCACAGAAACAATCTTGAAGACTGTAATTGCTGAAGTTTACACTTCTGGCGGTTCGCCTAAAGTTTTGATGGTCAACCCTGCCCACAAGCAAGTTGTCTCTGGTTTTGCTGGTATCGCCGCACAGCGTTACATGGCTCCTTCTGATGGCCCAACCACCATTATCGGCGCGGCTGATGTGTACATGAGCGACTTTGGCACTATCTCGGTTGTGCCTAACCGCTTCATGAACAGCACCAACGCTGGTGACGAGACTGCCTTCATTGTCGATCCCGACATGGCTGCTGTGGCCTACTTGCGTCCCTTCCAAACCATTGAATTGGCTAAGACAGGCGACAGCGAGAAGACCCAACTGTTGGCTGAACTGACCTTGGAAGTGAAAAACCAAGCTGCTCACGGTATCGTGGCTGACTTGAGTTAATCTAACGAAAGTTAGTCAAAGCCTCCCTTGGGCAACCTTGGGGGGCTTTTTTCTTTATCACGCCAATGATAGAATTGCAATCATGGAAAACCCTACATTTCGCAAATCTGTTGCTCACGCTGATGGTGAAGGCGGCTTGGTCATTCAAACTGCCCAAGATGTAACCGACATTGTTGAGCGCAACAAAAAAGAGTTCAACAGCTATGACGAACGGGCCAAGTGGTCTGATGAGTTGTATGGCAACAAAGTAGCGTCTATTCCAATGACTGCAATTGACGACTTGAATCATCAAGGAATCATGCGCGGGTTTCATGTGATTGATAACGCTCGATTTGCGATGTGGTTGAACAACCCTGACAATCGTGCATGGCGTACTCGTCCGGGAGTAATCTAAATGAGTTTTACAAGTTACTCTGATTTACAGACGACCATCGCTGGTTATCTGGCCCGTTCAGACCTGACCACACAGATTCCAGACTTTATTCGTTTGGCTGAGACTCGTTTGCGCCGTGATCTGCGTATTCGTCAGATGCTCAAATCTGTCACTACTTCCACTGTTGCGGCTGACAGCACTGTGGAACTGCCAAGCGACTTCCTTGAAGTGCGTGACTTGGTAATCAACGGAAGCCCTCCACAACCGCTGAACTACGCAAGTCCTTCTGCGTTTAGCCGTAACACTCGCACATGGGAATCAGGCAAGCCACTGGACTACACAGTCTTGGCTAATGACTTCCAACTTGCTCCAGTCCCTGACGCTGTATATACAGTAAAGATGCTGTATTTCGCGGCTCCTACATTCTTGAGCGACACAAACACAAGCAATGTTTTCTTGGCGAATACGCCTGATGCTTTGCTCTATGGCGCTTTGCTTGAGTCATCGCCATATCTTATGGATGATGCCCGAATCAACACATGGGGAACTATGTTTGATCGTGCAATGGCATCTATCACACGCTCTGATGAACAAGGTCAGTATTCAGGCGTACCCCTTGTAATCAAAACAACACTGTGAGGTAAATCATGGCTGAAATGTCGAATTTTCTTGAAAATGCGTTGATTAACGCGACTCTCCGCAACACTTCCTACACATCTCCAACGACTGTGTATTTGGCTCTTTACACTGACGATCCTACAGATGCCGACACTGGCACTGAAGTAACTGGTAACGGCTACGCTCGTCAATCCATTACATTTGGATCGCCTTCTAACGGCGCTTCTACCAACACTGCCGCGATTGAATTTCCTCAAGCTACTGGCTCTTGGGGGACTGTTTCTTATATCGGCATCCGTGACGCATCTTCCGCTGGTAACTTGCTGTATCACACTGCCTTAGACGCATCTAAAGCGATTGCAACTGGTGACGTTTTCCGTGTCGCCATTGGTTCACTGAGCGTCACTTTGGCTTGATATGGCTGATTTGCTCCCACCGTGGACGATAGACAGTCTTGACCAGCTAAAGGCTAGTCTTGACGATCTGACGCTCACGCTGGATAGCGAACTCTATATAACATCGGTAACGCTGTGGGATGCTTACGGCTCTGTCAATGCGACAGCAACTGTAAACGCCCAAGCAATTCGTGTTCAAACGGCTTCAGCAAGTGTTACGGCCTCGGCTAGTGTTTCTGCTTCTGCTGTTATTGTCATTAATGCTGCTGCAAGCGTAACAGCAACAGCAACAGTAACTGCTGACGCTACCCGTGTTCAGTATGCAAATGCGGCTGTAACGGCAACCGCAACAGTTTCTGCTGAAGCGACACGTATTCGCAGTGGTGCTGGCGCTGTAGATTGCACTGCTACTGTTACGGCTAGTGGTACAAGAGTTCAGTTTGGTGATGCGGCTATTACTGCCAATGCCACTGTCACGGCTCTTGGTGGGATTGTTGCAAACGCTGCTGCAAGTGTCACGGCTGATGCTACTGTAACTGCTGACGCGATTCGAGTGCGTGACGCTGATGCCGCAGTATCTTGTACTGCAACAGTAACTGCCTTGGGTGGCATCGTTGCTGATGGTGCTGCTAGTGTTGAGTGTGATGCTGAAGTATTTGCAAGCGCAAGCGCAATTTATGCTGGTTTTGCGTCAGTATTTTGCGATACGACAGTTACAGCCGCTGGAACTAATGGTCACAATTGGGCTGATGACACTGAGTCAGATAACACTTGGACAGTGACTTCTAGCAATGAAAACACATGGTCTGAGATCAGCGTATCTGAAAACACTTGGTCTGATATTTCAGTGTCTAGCAATACTTGGACACAGGCATCAAACGGGAATAATTCATGGCAACTACAAAACTAACATTTGGCGAATGGATGCCTGACCAGCCGGGGATTTCTGGCGCATTGATGGATGCCAAGAACGTGGTTTCTCAGGCTATTGGTTATGGGCCTTTGCCTACTGCCGCAACTTTCTCTGCCGCAGCATCTGAGAACTTGACAACCCTTGTTGCTGGTAAAACACCCGCCAACACAACCAAGTTGTTTGCCGCTGGCTCAACCAAGATTTACGATGTTTCTGGTGTTGGTGCGTTGACTGATGTATCAAAGTCTGGTAATTACACGCCTAACGCAAATAATGACCGTTTCCGATTTACTCAGTTTGGCAATGTGATTATTGGGACAAACAATAGCGACCCAATACAAGCCTACACATTGGGAACATCTACGGCTTTTGCTGACCTTGCGGCATCTGCTCCCGTTTGTAAGTTTTTGACAGTTGTCCGTGACTTTGTGGTCACTGCATTTACAACCGAATCAAGCACTGTTTACCCTGCCCGTGTTCGTTGGTCTGGTATCAATGCAGAAACTTCTTGGGGTTCAAGCCAAACAACTCAAGCTGATTACCAAGATATTCCTGATGGCGGTCAAATTGTTGGCATCCGTGGCGGTGAGTTTGGTTTGGTATTTCTTGAAAAAGGCATCTCCCGCATGAGTTATGTGGGTACGCCTTTCATTTTCCAGTTTGACAACATCTCGCGTGGCAAGGGCTGTATTGCTGCTGGCTCAATTGCACAAACTCAAGGTATGTCGTTCTTCTTGTCGGACGATGGCTTTTATATGTGCGATGGTCAGCAAATTATTCCAATTGGTGCTGAAAAGGTAGACCGCTGGTTCTTCTTAAACGCTGATGAGAGCGCATTTAACTCCATGAG